TCAGTGTCAAGACCTGCATTTGACGGGAGTCGAATATACGATTGAGCCAGATGAAGACCGGCGCTTCGGATCTGCTCGTCACACTTTTAACTGCATCTACTTTTCAACCGACTAATTCTATGGCTACCAAACTCGGCCGCGAAGGCCTTATCAAACTGTCCAGCACGACGATTGGCGAGCTGCGCAACTACGCTCTCACCCATTCATCCGACACCGTCGAAGACTCCGTCATCGGCGACACCTACCGCACCCGGCTCGCATCCATGAAATCGTTCTCCGTGAGCGGAGATCTCTATTGGGACGAGACCGACGCCGGCCAGCTCCTGATCACCATCGGAAGCTCGGTCACGTTGAACCTTTATCCAGAGGGCTCGACGACCGGCGATGTTTATTATTCCGGCGCCGCCATCGTCACCCAGTTCAACGTCAGCGCCAGCTTCGACGGCATCATCGAGGGCTCAATCGCCTTCGAAGGTAACGGACCGCTAAGCACGTTGACCGCTTAATCTCGCAGGCAAAACACACACACACATGGACGCAATCGATCAAGTCAGAGAACACTTCGCCTCACTCGGCACGCGCAAGATCGACGTGCCCGAGTGGAAGCTCGTCGTGCACGCATCGCCGGTCACGCTCTCGGAAAAGAACCGGCTCTATCGTCGAAGCAAGGAAAACGACATGGAGTTGCTCGTCGATATTTTGATAATGAAAGCGACCGACGAGCACGGCGTGAAGCTGTTCACGATCGAGCACAAGCCGACTCTCTTAAACAAGGCGGACAGCAACGTCGTCGGCCGCATCGCAAACGCTATTCTCGCAGACGATGCGCCGAAGGTGGACGACCTAAAAAACTGATCTACGGCGGGGAGGCGGCCGACTTCCTGACCGTGTACGCTCTCGCGGATCGGCTCCACAAGTGCGCTCATGAAATTCTTGCCATGCCGGCGCAGGAATTGACCGGCTGGATTGCTTACATCGAATATCAAAACCGAAAACTAAAACAACATGGCTGAAGCATCATTCACACTCCGGGCGGTCGATGCGACGAAAGCCGCGTTTGCTAGCGTGCAGAACAGTCTGACGCGTCTCGAAAAGAGCACCGGGACCATCGCAAAACTAGGCAAAAACCTTTTGGGCGGCAGCGCAGTTGTGGCGACGATGACGATGCTTAAGGGGAAAATTGATCAAGTCGTTGCCTCGAGCGATGAAATGGGAATGAGCGACGAGCAAATCCTCGGCGCAATGCGTTTCCAGAACGCGATCGAGGGAGCGCTCAACATGATTGTGCAGATCCCGGCTGCGCTTACTCGAGCCGGCTTTGCTTTGGGTGAAATGGTGGGACTTTTAGACGAGACGGATTTAAAGAAAAAACTGGGAGAATTTAGAAAAGAACAGTCGGCAAAAGAAATCAAATCACTCGGCGAAACAGTGCAGTCACTCGGAAAAGATTTCGACAGAATCGGTCAATCAGCCGGCGCGGCCTTCGATGAAGTGACCGCGGATATCCAAACGCTTGAGAACGCGATGGCGGCAGTCGATGAAAGCAAGCCGCTCGAAAGAGCGAAGATTGAAGTCGAGCTCGCGAAAGCATACAACGTTGAGCGCCAGATGGGTCTCGATATATCGAAGCAACTTTTGGACGCACAACAAGAGCTAGACAAGAGCAAGCCCAAGGGAGAAGTTGCTGAAAGCAAGAACAACCTGGCGGCACTTAATGAACTGCGCTTTACGCAAATGCAGCAGATGATCCAGATCGATAACCAGATGATCAAAGCTCGTGCAAACGGCGAAGCGATTGGAGTGATCGAGGAAAGGAAACTGAAGCTCATGAAAGAGCAGACGGTCACAAATCTTCAGCTGAACAAGATCCTGGCTGAAAACGATGCGATATTTTTGAACGCCGGCGGAATGATTGCCCAAGGCTTCGAAGATGCTATCCTCAGCGGAGAAAAACTTGGCGAGGTTGTGCGCTCGCTTGGCCGTGATTTGCTTCGCCTGGTGTTTCAGCAAATGGTCACTCAGCGACTCGCGGCAGGAGTTACCGGCGTGCTCCAGGGCAAAGGCTTTGCTGGTTTTATGGCTTCCGGTGGACCGGTCAGCGCTGGATCTTCCTACGTCGTCGGCGAACAAGGCCCGGAGCTGTTCGTTCCCCACGCTTCCGGCACCATCGTTCCGAATAATAAGATGAGCGGCGGCGGATCCTCCGGCTCTAGCGTCACAGTCAACTACAACATCGCTTCTGGCGTCTCGCGCGCTGAACTTGCTCCGCTCTTAGAACAAGAACGGCGCCGGCTCAAGGCCGAGATCCCCGATATGGTTCGCCGCGGCGGCGGATATCGCGCAGCATTTGCCTGATTCTCATGGCTATTTCATATCCACTCACTCCGCCGAGTCCGTTTAACCTCTCGCAGCTCTCGTTTACGGGCGTCTCGGCGACCTCGCGCAACACGTCACCGTTTACGCTCCAGACCCAGCAATACAACTGGCCAGGTCAAGCCTGGCTCGGCTCGGTCGATTGCCCGCCCATGAAGCGCGCGGACGCTGAGGATATCGTCTCATTTTTACTCAAGGCGCAGCGTGGTACGTTTTATTTCCAGGACTACGCCAACCCGACGAACCGAGGCGGCGTCACTGGGACGCTCGCCGTTTCTAGCGCGACTGCGAACGGCACGACGTTGACCTACACAAACACGGGCGGCTCTGGATCGTTCGCCGTCGGCGACTGGCTGCAAATCTCGACTTCGCTTTACAAAGTCGTCCAATCCAACTCGTCGTCGAGCGTGGACGTTTTCCCGGCGCTGCGCAAAAGCTACGCCGGCGGCACGTCTATCACCTACACCAACGCAAAGGGCGTCTTTCGCCTGGCATCGCCGAGCACCGAGTGGGCAATCGGTGAGGCGAGCATCTACGGCGTCGGCTTTGCCATCATCGAGGACGTTGAATCATGAGCATCACCACGGCAGGCCGGTCGCTCTCGGCCGGTATGGTCACGGAGGTCAGCGCGTCGCAGCTCTCGCCGATCCTGCTCGCTTCGTTTTCGTTCTCGACGCCGGTCAGGCTTTGGAGCGGCTACGGTACGATCACGGTCGGCAGCGTGACCTACCAGGGCATTGGCACGCTCGGCACAATCTCACCCGTCGAGGAGACCACCGACCTATCGGCGCGCGGAATCAACTTCCAGCTCTCGGGTGTGCCGGCGGCTTACGTGTCGTTGGCGCTCACCGAGAACTACCAGGGCAAGGAGTGCTCGGTGCTATTTGGGGCGCTCGATGCAACCGGCGCGCTGGTCTCATCGCCGGTTACGATCTTCGCTGGCCGCATGGATATAATGTCCATCAATGACGATGGTCAGGAATCCACGATCATCATGACCGCGGAGAATAAGCTGGTGGACTTCCGCCGGCCACGCGAAGTGCGATACACCCACGAGGAACAGCAAAACCTTTACCCGGTCAGCCCTCCTGATCTTGGCTTGGAATTCGTGAACGCTATCCAGGAAAAACAAATTTACTGGGGCGATGCAAAGCTCGCTGCACCGATCAACGAAGGCGGCGGAGAGACCGAGGTCACCTCTTACATGTGATGCCAGCACGACGCGACAACTGGCCGAATCTCCTGGCGCAATTTATCGAAGCGCGCCGCGAGCAACCTTTCGCCTGGGGGTCGAACGACTGCTGCACGTTTGCAGCGGATTGGGTCGAGATCTGCACGGGCGAGGATCACGCGAAGGCCTGGCGCGGTCGCTACACGTCGGCGCTTGGTGCGGCGCGCGTTCTGGACGAGGCCGGCGGCGTGGAGGCTCTGGTCGATGCGCTCGGTCTGCAACGCATCGCATCGAAGCTGGCCGGCCGCGGCGACATCGTTGCCCAAGAAACCGGGCGCGGGATGACGCTCGGAATTTGTCTCGGCGAGACAACTGTTTTCACAGCTAAGACTGGTCTGATCTTTGGTCCGATTACAAACGTCGAGACAGCTTGGAGAATTTAATATGCCACAAGCCATTTTTACCTCAGCCGCAATCAAGGCAGTTGCATTTTTTGCAGGTGTGCCAACCGGCGCAGTTGCGACCTCGGGGGCTTACCTCACCGCTGTCAAAGCGGTTGCTGCAGTTTTAAAATTTGCAGCCTACGCATCGGCATCAATGGCGGCGTCGAAACTGCTTTCGCCGAAGATGCCGAGCTTTGCCGATTCTTCGCTTTCAAATCGCTCGCAGGCGGTTCGCAATCCAATCGCCGCGCGCACGATTGTTTACGGAAAATGCCGAGTCAGCGG